AGCCTTGCGCATGAGATTGATGTCCTGAAAAACTCGAATGGAAAGGTCGGACAGAGGCTCCTTGCCGAATTCGATGCCTTATTTGCCAATAATGATACGACCATCGATGAACTCAGTGCAAAGGGCAAGGATATGATTGCCAAGGTGAAGCAATTGGAAGCTCATCGTAGGAGTTCCGCTAAGATTGCAGCACAGAAGAAGGGTCAGAGTATCGGAGGATTCGTTCCGAAATCGGATGCAGAGACCAAGCAGGATTATCTCGATTATATGAAATCCAGCGGTGCAAAGGTATCACCGAGCAATGTAGTGGTAGATAAGGGATTCAT